GTCGACTAAGCAACATCTGATCATTAAATGTACCGACTGGACCCCTGGCCCAGCTCGTATTACTAAAAGAAGTAATTATCATTTAAGAACCAGGTGAAGCCTGTTTACCCTACTAAAGCGAAGTTTCCTTGCTCTTTGCGAGTACGCACTATAAAGTACGCCCCGGCCGATCCGGGGATTTATCTTTTGCAGGATTGGTTAACCTGCTCACAACGTTATAAAAATATGCAAATATACAAATAGAGAAAAATTGTTTATAATTTTTGAAGTTTATACTCTTAATTGGAGTTTTGTTTATGAGAACACCTTAAAAAGTGTTATCTGGGGTTGTCGCGATGAAATTATACATCGTAGGGACACAAATGAAGAAAATAGGATCAAAATCCACACCTCCTGCCATAAAAATATCGACAAGAGGCCAACCTTCATCAGCAGTCGTTGTTGACATACCTGCTCGTTGAGTCACACACAATTTCAGACTCTCTTGCTCCGTATACGGATACATGGCATCCCGCCTAGCAACAAATGCTGGACGAAATTTCCATCGAGAATATTGTGGTGTAACAACAGATACAGCACTCTGTGTGTTGGCATTCGTCATAGCCATACCTCGTTGTCCCCAGACTCCCCTATTTACATTCAATTGAATGGAAATGGGAACTCTGGAAGCTGAAGATGGCTGACTAGTGTCAGCACCCACCGAAAAACGATTAATGGCCTGGGCTGGAGCAACATCAAGAATGTGACTGCGTGGATCACGCTCAACAGCAATTTGATCAGGTAATGTTTGACCATTCCTAATAATATTATACTGATGAACAATACCACCTCTATACCCCGCAAAACAATTGGTAATCCAATTGAGAGGATGAGTGGGTGAATACTGAAACTGGTCTTTTGTGGCAACCAAAATCCCAGTAGCATAATTAACACCTTGAGTGGAAAAACCATAATCAACAGGAAAGCGTGGAATGTAATTAACCAAATTGTACATCTTAGTGGTATTAAAAACACCAGCAGACGCATAAGGATTCCCCAGAAACTCCCGGTGATAAAAACTAGTTCTATGCAATATTGTACGCAAAGAAGCAATAGTCTCACCAACCGTAATGGAATTTGTATCTGGAGGAATAGAAACATCCGCAACTTCCACCAACTGCTCTTCCTGACTCTGTACTGTCAAGAAAGACCACAATGGAGTCTCATTGGGCTGCGCAAATTGAATATCACTCGCTGCATGAGCAAATAACAATACATCAATTTCTTGCGCTGCTGCCGGTCCAGTTAGCTCATTGAGCACGGTAACTCGGAAATAACCATTAAAGGCTTTCTGATCCGTTGTAACTGTTCCAGCAGTAGTAATTGCCCAATTACTCCCCGTATTAGTGGTATTTAGCCATGGATCTTGAGCTTTAAAAGGAATCAAGAAAGTAACTTCAGTCTCCATCTGCAAATCTATAATTCGCGTCATGGTCGTAGTCTCAGCATTTGTAAGAGGAACCTCTTGAGGGTCCCAAGACACTTGCACACGACCAGTGTGATACCGCGATTTAACAAACCGCAGAGTGTAAACCATACCACCACGCCACTGTGAAAACATAGCAGCAACGTGTGAGGCTGGAGTATCATTGATAAAAGACTGTGAAACTCCTGCATTAGACCCATAATTTCGTGGTGTAACCGGAACACGCAACAATTGTGTACCTGTCGTATATGCATCAGTCCACAATGTTCCTGTGACAAAACTGTCTCGCCCTGCAAAATGGGTGATAACAAGTTCGTCATCTGGCTTAGCTCCTGTAACAGTTTTATCAACTGTGATCTCATTTTTGGGATCAATAGTGAGCTTATCCATTGGAATACTGGTCTCAACATTGGCAAAAGCATGAAATGCCTTAGGAACATAGGCATGTACGTCATCAATAACTGGTGGATTACTATACCCAAAAAGGGAAGCAATACCACCTACAGCTCGTGCTCCTATTTCGGTAGCCCTTGCCATCTTACCAATGATTGGTGTATCTGACAATTTTCCAGCCACATTTGCCAAGGCCGTAGCCGGACCACTGATAATACCAGAAGACTCATACTCCGAACTTTGCAAAACAAGACCAGAGGTCAAACCAGCAAGTTCCACATCTGTCGCCCACGCATAACACGTGATATTGACATTGGAACCCACTGCACCATTAGCACTACGCAATTTAGAATAGAGCAAATATGTAACCTGCCCCATAGTCTGGAAATCATAATTAGTACCCAAATCTAGCCACGCATGCGGCCATAGAAAAGGTAACTCCATTTCAAAAGATGTCATATCTTGGGGATATAAAAAATCCCCTGGCATCTGAGAAAATTTAATTTGATCTCCTGGTGTTGATTCCACAATATCACGCAAACCCCCATCCATTGGACAGTAACAAAAACGCATAGCTCCATAATAAAATGGAGATGCATTGATCACAAATTTCAAATGTAACTTGGCTCGTAAACGAGCAAAATTCTGAATCTTTCGTTTGGTAGCAGCATTATTAAAAAAGAGCGACCAAGGTTTGAACTGTAATTGGATTGCTGTGGTTGACCCCTCAGCCCAGGTAAAGTTACTAATAGCAACAGGACGTTGCAAATAACTGCCAAGGCCAGAAGCCAAATCTGTATCAGGTCTATAGGACACCATGGGAGTAGTATCCAGACCTGATAAGCCAGCATCAGAAAAAATAACATTCTCTTGCTGTTGTTGACTTGAGGATCCATCCTCCAACTCTGTTGATTGAACAACCAAGTAGGAGAATAGATCAAATCTCTGATTTTCATAAGGATCAGAGAAACCTTCTTTTTTATGTGTGTTAGTAGACGGGTTAATTCGTCACCCTTTACGTCTATAAGGGGTGATATATTTTACGAATAAGGTATCCAGCCGATACCATCTCTAAAAAGAGACTTTGGAGAACGTCCTGGCGGGAAAATATATATATCCATGCTTACTCAGTTATAAATCATAAAAAAGTTTTACTAAATACAGTAACTATACATACATACTATCTTTTGGTTTATTAGGACCTGTTAGTTCAGGCCCCACTGCGGAATTAATCCACAGATTTATTTCTCAATGACCACACACACGGGCCAACCAGCTCCAAAGAACTAACTGGTTCCGTGTCCAAATAGTCATTCGAGCAAGAGATAAATCTCTCACTCAATTCCTCCCACGTGCTAAAAGTATTCGACTCAACATAAATATCAAGTCCAACTTCATGCACAAGTTCCTTCAGAAGAGCACATTCTTTTTCAAAACGTTCTCTTCCATAAAAGAACCACTCTGAAACAGCTGAACGCACAATGTCCAAACACTGCTTTTGTGGACAATCGGTCTTGCTTGGAACAAAAATCATAAGACTTTTCCAAATAGATTCCGTGTCCAAAGTTGCCATGTAGGCTTGAAGTTCATCATTCCATGTAAAAGAACGTTTCAAAAAAGAAACTTCCTCTATAGGAATAAATGGGACACTTTCTGCAAGTTTGTCAGCCATGGTATAGTTAATACCCACTGTTTTCAACACAGCGGATATAGCAGTATGATTAAACCAATCAACTGCACTCCCCATAGCATTGTCATCACCATAAGTGATGAGAGCAACAAATTTCTTGAAGGACATAACCTCATGTTCGGGGTTCAACTCGTGATAGCAATAACGCATATACAACGAGTTGACGATGCAGTTAATAATAACTGTCAAAGGATGTCCCGATGGGTTGGAGCCAAAGAAACGCATCAAATCACCATTGAAATTGGTGAATGCGAAAGCAATATCTTCAGCAATGACCTGCACTGCACGAAGATGTTCATCCGAAGCACCGGCCAATCGCAAAATATTGCGAATCACACGAAACGCCAACAAGATAACTAGTGCTCCCATAAGCTTATCAAAAGCTTCAAAATCACCAGCAATCATGCGTAGTTTACCATGTTTGGTCAGATATTGGTACAAACGCGTCCACTCAATAGAGGTTGCATTGGTACCAGGAGCACACTCAAACAAATATTTGTTGAGTTGCATAACCCTAATAAAGGGTAAAAGAGCCATCCGAACACAAGTGCTCCAAGCAAATGGACCACCCATAAATAAACGGGCTTTTCCAGCTTTCACCTTCCGAAGAGGCAAAGCTTCATCCTTGAGGTGCTCCATAAACACTGGTGCAGTGCTAATGCCTTGACACATGGCATCCCAACAATCATTGATCTCTTTTTTGATTTGAGAATCAACTTCAATAGGGTGTTGCCAAACATCATCAGCAGGAACACGCATCACATATTTGCGTTTGGTTTTGTTATGCGGATAACCAGCACTTGTGCCAAAATTCATGGAATCGATAAACTTCACACCAGGCATCCCATTCAGGGCTACTTTAAGTGGTAAGATGTTCTTCAACTCTCTCTTGTACTTATTGGACAAACCATTCCACACTTCTGTGGTATAGGCTTCCGCGCACAAGTTCATGACATCTTCTTTGAAAGTCATTGTCTTTTGAACCATGGATTTCAAACCGATATGCACAGCCGAATACCCTTTCATAGGGGCCGGACCAAATTTCCGGACATGTCCCCTAGCCAAAAGGGCTTGTGTGAACAATGTGTCCCGAGCTGTGCTCTTGGGTTGTCTCTTGAAAGTGTTAAACGACCCAAACACTTCAACAGTACCCTCCGGAATAAAACGCGCTGTACAGCGCGAGCTAATATCCGTTGTAAAGTTTTGTCCTTCTAAAAAGGGGACTTCTGTTTCCGTTGGTATAATATCAAAATGGTTTTTAGCCAGTTCAATGTCGTCCTGTGTAACATGGACAGAAACAGCTTGGCAGTGTTGACCGCCAAGTACGTGAATACCAGCGATAATACATCCAGCTGGATTTTCTACAACCACAATCGAGCCGCACTCACCATCAACCGTATCACGTTCAGTGAATGATTGACTGACATCTAGTACCAAGTTGAACTGTTCAACAGGCGTACCAGGAAGGGAAACAGTGCGACGAGTACTAACATACTCCACACTCGCATTGGCTTGGCGCACAATAATGCGTCCCGGTCCATCGCAACGGAAACCGGCCTTAGGAAATAATTCCACAATATTCCTGCGAACAGGCATGTGGTTAATCTCAAAAAAGGCTAATTCCTTGCGTGGGCAACGGTAAATGCAATTTTGTGCAACTTTGAATGAAATGTTTCCATTGCATCCTTCAGCAGTATTATCATGGATCACCTGAAGAGTAAAATACTCATCATATGGTAAAACATGATTGGGCACAACATATAAGTGCCCATAGACACATGTTGCACGAAACGTCATATGACGCCCAACACCATGTGTGGTTTTACACCACACCGTGTTCTTGGCAAGAAGAGAACATGCCTTCGTAAAAGGTAGAGCATTCCAGGATTGACCCAGACGCCCAACAAATTCCGAAGGAACATAATCATCCTTGCGCCAAACATTTTCTTTTTCAGTACCTTTTTCAGGTGCAACACCAACTTCATCGATGTTCACTTGAATGAACTGATCAGCAAACTCAGGGAACTCCTTTTGTAGGAGTTTCCATGTAATACCAACACCAGCTATAGTAGCTAGTGAAAGCATCACAACTTTGAGATATGGTTTGTATTGTTCATACACACCATAAACTGCTGCTTTCAAAATGGCTTTCACACCTTCACGCGTGAAATCTTGGACCTTTTTATCAAGAGCCCATTTTGTCTTCTGGTACATTCGACCAGTTGTGGCAAGTGCTAACAACGCAGGAGTCTGAATAATATCAGGCTTCGCACTGATCACCTCACCAGCACAATCAGCTGTAAATTTCACCGTCTTATAGGTGGCATATGCAACAGCAGCTGTCAAAACAGGGTTACTGGTGCTAAGAATGGCACCTTGGGTAGAAAGATCTTCCTCACCAGCCTGAACAGCAAGTGCCATGTCATTGTCAGGACATGGACACACACGCACGGGTAGTTTATGAACTAAACATAATTCAACTTCCTGTGTGGTCCGTTTCGATGCCATAAAGGCAGCCTGATTTTGCCGGTGATCCTCAACCCACGTGTTATAGTGGGTAATGAACTCATAGATGCTTTCGGTTCGGAGAATTTCCTCCATAACTACATCTTGATTTGGTTCCACACACACCTTCTTCACAACAATCTCCCAGAGATCGGTATAATATCCAGGCATGGTAGTTGGAACTTTGGTTGTATCCAACATCTCAGAGCCAGGTTGTCGATATTGAACCTTTGGGATCAAATTGACCACATAAGGCAGACGACGACGAATGGCTTGAGGATTGTTAAACCAATTGTGTGCTTTCAAATCTTCAGTGTTAGTGGTTGCAACAACCAACTCACACTTAAAGGGAGTCCTACCCTTATCTTCCAACGAAGCCTGGGGGGGACTGAAAGGAACATTGTTCACCACTTGCAAAATATCTGAAAGTGACGGATCTTCTGTACCTTTGTTTGGATTGATGAAAGCAACATCATCCAAAATACAAGCCCACATGGATGTTTTGAAATTATTCCAATGAGCTTCAGAAGCGGTGCGGGTATAAATAAATTCCTCACCTAATGGTTTGTTATACACCTTACCATAATGTGCGATAAGAGTTTCCACAAAGGAACTCTTACCCACACCAGATCCGGCAGACAGCATAATTGAAAAAGGACTCATGCGGAATTTACCACACGCGTTCCGGATCAAAATGTCATTGTATAACACACGAAGTCGAGAAAGTAACTGTGAAACAGCATCCTTCTCATCAGCGGCACGTACATACCGCTTAATCTCTTCACCTTGTGCAATCAAATCACAAAGATTTTTTGTGTAGACATGGTAGTCCAAACCCACTGCATCTGGATTCGCCAGAGCAGCACTTTTGTCGAGGCAATCAAATGATGCATCGGCCCACTTAGTATAACTAGTGGGTGTGTGTAACAAGGATTTCCATGAACCTGTCACACAAAAAGCAGAAATTCGTTCACCAACGAAATAGCACAGATCAAGGACAGCAGACACAAAGTCTGTATGTCCAAGAATCTTGGTCATGCTCTCTGAAATAATTTTCCAGAGTTCTGCAACTTGTCCCTCAATACCAAGGGTGGCAAGAATACCACCCGAAAAGGCAAGAGAAACAACTTTCAAAAATTTGATAACGACCGGATGCGTTTTAAGCGCCTTATAACCAGACAGCAAATCTTTGACTACGCTCCAATCCATAGATTGAGCGGCGGCTTGTTCATCGACATCGAAAGCGAGGTCGAAGATGAGGGTTGCACACGGTTTACCAAAATGAACACGTGTGACGTAATCAAGAATTGAGTGAATATCCCACCAATCTTGAACTCTGGCCATGCGCATACGCACCCAGCCAAATGTGCAAAACATGCTATGAAGCATCTTCGAAGTAATCTCAGGTAAAACCCCAAGTACTTCGGCAAGTTTTTTGGACACAGATTCAAGGAAATCAGAAGATAAACCTTGTTTGTGTAACATGTGAAAACGGGCTGCATTCCCCGACGGAATGGACAGCAATTCTTTCTCGCAATCGCGAGTAATAGTGTATAGTCTGTAATTCGGTGTCATTGTATGTGTGTATCTGTGTTTTGGAAACTGTATTCATTCGGGGAAGCACCCTATATCACATGGGAAGTGAGCCCGGGTTGGACATTATCCTACCCGAATATTCACATTTCATAACATATGCGGAGCATACAATCATAGTAAAGTCAAACGCTGCGCAAAAGCAGTGAAAGAGTGTTATTTCATCTAGTCCACGTGATTAAGGTGGGACTCTATCGGTAACAATACTAATCAATAATGCATCCAACAAAAGTTATTACGCTAATGTTTGAAATGGAAGTCTTATTCTTTCTGTTTCAGTCTTTTTATATTTTATAAATTTTTAAGTTTCTGAATATGCATTTTATAGACAATACCTATTACGTAGACCCCAAAAGGGGCTCGATTAAAGGTAACAGTTAATAACTGTAATGTCATATATAAATATAAAGGGGGGGTAGATGGGTCATCGAATCCATCAGTAGGTCAGAAACAGGTTTGTTCATCAACTTGTCGATTCTACAAAAATGTTGTCTCGAAGTTAAAAGAAGCATGAACTAAGCAGTGAAGAAATTTGGAAATCCAAATCTCATCATAGGTAGTCACGTTTCCAATAATATGGAGAACAAGAAAGATGCGAATCTAGATCCAAATGGATCACAAAATTAAAATATGCGGAATTATAAATTCCAC